ACGATCTCAATGAGAAGACGCAGTGCGTTCTCTCACATTTGAATAGTACACTTTTTGATAGTGTGCTACCTGACGAATTTGTTAACATACACGAACTTCCCTTCGATCTCACACAAGATTCCACACACCCTATGTTCTGGAATTGTTGTTATAATTATGTCGTTAAAAGGGGTGAACGTGTTATTAATGATGAAGTTGGCTTTCTAAATGCTTTGTTTAAAACCTCACCTTATATTGCGTTAAAATATATGGTCAAGTTTAGAACTCCTTTTGAGTATATCCCATATCCTGTTAAGGAATATATTTGCAAACAATCTGATTTACAAATTAAGATGGGTAACAATGTTACACCTATTGCGTTACTAGAAGAGTCATACGACCAACAAACATTGGAAATTATCTTTCTATTAGATGATTTACCCATAGTAAATAGGTCTACTGTTTCCATTTCGTCTTCCATAAAGAGTGCTATTATAACTATATACAATGATTATATTAAGACGTTTGTGTCACAAACTAAACTATTCTTATCTGAAATGTTTAGTTTATTTCTACAAGCTTCTAAAGTCGCCATTCCCTTGATGTTACTTATAAAGTTAACAACATATATCTTTGGTGGATCGTCTAAGAAACAGAAGTGTATTGTGACTCAACCTAATCAAGCGCAATATAATCCTGTTGGTAACAAGAAGAAAACCTTCCAACGAGATAGTCGTAGACGTGCTCGTGATATATTTAATGATGAATCTATAGTTAATCAAGCTGATACATCACTTGAACAATGCATGACGCTATCTACAAATTCACAGTGGCTTATAACTGTTGGTTCAGATGTTACTTTGTCCATTGCAACGGCTATTGCTGAGAAGTGCTTCCTTATGAATTGTCATACTGCTGAAATGATTTTGGCAAAAGCGCTTGAAAATGACGTAGATCCTGATTCTGTTAGTGTTAAATTGACAAATAATAAAGGGCATGTCATTGAATTTCCGTTTAGTGTCATTATGAAGTCACCTAAGAATATTAAGCGTGATCTAATAATGTTTCATTTGCCAAGTGCTCCTGATTGTAAAGATCTTAGAAGCCAATGGGCATCCGA